TTCAGGCCCTCAACAGCAGGTTGGCCACTCAACTCTCAGCTCTCTCGACCCCCGCTGAGACTGTTGGTCTCCACACTGTTCTAACCAATGCTAAGAAAGCCCTACCCATGCTCCCAATCTCCCACAAAGTCCAAGTTCTTGTCTTTCTCGGTGGTCCTGGTGTTGGAAAAACCCGCTTTGCCGCTAGTCATAGGGCAACGGCCGACACCCTTGTTGTCTCCCCCTATGATCTTTCCAGTGCCTACAAATCCTGCCCTGCCAAGTTCCTCACCCAACACAAGGCTGTTACTAACACAACTGTCTTCCAAAGGGTCATAGTGGACGAATTCCAATCCATGGATCTGGACCTCCTCACTGTCATCCTTGAAAAGGCCAAACCCTCTGTCCTTGAACTCCATGGTGATCCCAAGCAACCCAACATCCTTGAAAACCAGGGTGAAGGGAAATCGATAGTCAACCACGTCCTGGCGAAGAAGACCTTCACCACGCATGAATATCGATTGAGCTACAGGTGCACCCTTTCCTCTATCCTCATTCTCAACAACATCTTCAACTATAACCTTGTCACCAACTCCTCTACTGTAGATGACATAGAATTTGTTCCCTTTGATTCTACCTGGTTTGAACGTAACCCCACTGTCCCTGCAATCTCCTTCAATGCTAACACTGTTGCTTCTCTTCTGGGCACCACCCCAAATCCCAAATTCTCAGTGCGATCAGCCACAGGCTCCACCCACAAAAAGCTAGCACTCGTGCTTACCAACGAAGACGCTGGTTTGATGAACGTGGACTCTCTGGCCATTGTCGCCATTTCCCGACACACCCACAAACTCTATGTAGTCTATGAATCTGACAATCTCAAGGCCCAATTCCAAGCGCGCTTTCAACTGGATAAACTGCAAGATCAAGCCAGGGATCCACCCCGTCCTGAACATGCAGTCGAGACCAGCAAGACGTGCTCCCCTCTCCTGGAACAACTCACCTCAACCTTCACTGACCCTGATCATGACCCAGATGTGGACCTTCTCTTCCCGGTTCAACAACCACCTGTTCCAGTCTCTGTTCCAAACCCTGGTCCAATCAAAGCCCAGACCCCAACCAAGAGCCCTGACCCCAC